GCGGTGACGCTACACAAGCAGCCAAGTACGTCCCAGATCTCCCATACGGAGAAGGACAAGCGTTGGTAGATACTCAACGTTCTGCTCCTTTGGCTGCGGCTTCGAGTATTGAACAATCAGGTATGCCTTCGGGCCTCGCATCAGCCGCAGCCTCACAACCAGTTGTAGGTATTGCAGAAAAAAGTTTAAACCGTGATGAACCAATTACAGCTGGTTATGATGGTGGTGCTGGACCAGGTTCAGAAGCCCTTGGTTTAATGGGTAATAAACTTAATGAAATGAAAGATGTTCAACTTCTTTCAAAATATGCTCCAATAGTTGATACTATGATGCGTCAACCAGATGTTCCTGATGCTTTTAAAATATGGGGTAGAACATTTATGGCAAAAGTTCAAGAATTAATGAGAAAATAGTAATGAAATTAGCAAACGATATTGCCGCTTTTACTAACGTAATAGGTTTAGATAATCTTGGTTTAACTTGGCAGTTAGCAAACATTCCTTGGGAATCAGATGATGACCGAAATCAATTTATAGAAATATTAGCAAACTTAACCACTGAAGGGTAACAATGAACTTTTGGACAGACTGGCTCAAAAGCATTGGTGAAGGCCTTGGTGAAGTTGTTACTGGAGGTGCCGCTTCGTTTGGTGCTGGACAAGCAGCAAAACAAGCAGCATTATTAACTCCTCAAACACCTAAACAGGAACCTGGGCAACCTCCTGTTACAGATATTGGTACTGCTTTATTTAAACAATCTAAAGCACAAACACAACAAGCTATTTCTATGGCAACACCATACCGTAAGTATGTTGCACCATTTTTAACAACACAAATTTTAAAGAACTCACAAAACTCACCATATTACGGTAATAAAGAAGCAGCACAAGAAGCAACAAAATATATTAGTCCAGGACAAGCAACACTTCTTGGTGGCGCAAATATTCTTCCAGGTATTCAAGATATTGAAAAAATTGACTGGCGTAACATTGATGACGTTTCAGGATATTTTGATAGCAATAAAGCAGCATCTATTGGTTCAGGTATATTTGATTTAAGTTACAATATTGCCGGTGATCCTTTCATTATTGCTGGTGGCGGATATAGTGCTTTACGCCGTTCTGTAATTATTAATCCAATTAAAAATGCTTCTCAAGCGCAAAGAGTTGCAGATCAATTTCAGCGTGCAGCACAAGGTGAAGTTAACGCAGCAACACCATTTATTGACAAAGTAATGAAAGCAGAATCCAGAGCAGATCTTGCTTGGGGTGCATCTGAACGAGATGCTTCAACAATGAATGTTCTTGATGCTTTATTTGAAGCTAAAAGTATTGCTGGTAGACAAGGCGTTGCAGATGTTTATTCTGTTGCTTTTGGTCATACACCTTCTTATGAAAGACTTGCTGGACGTTCTGCAATCCTTAAACAAAGACTTCAAGATGAAATTGAAGTAGATGCTTGGATTACACAAGAATTAAATACCCCACTTGGTCAATCACCTAATGCACCTTTTTGGAGTAAAGCAGAATATGATTCATATTTTGCTAATAAAGCAGCTATTGTTGATGAACTTAAAAAAGAATTTGATTGGCTTGATGGTGTTCTTAGAGGCGAAGTTAAACCTAATGAAATTTTAGACAGTTTTGGTAGAAACATTGCACCAGAGCCAAAAGGTCTTTATGGTGTTATGGGTACACGTTCAATTCCTAAATGGAAATGGGCATCATCATTACAAGCAGAAGCCGATTTAGCAAGAGCTAAAACTTATTTAGATCAAACAGTTTTTGAATCACCAAACGGTGTGCGTATGCGTATGGTTTCTTGGTTATCACAAGGCGGTATGATTGGTGAACTTCCTCCGGGTTGGTTAAAAGTTGGTGCCGCAACAAGCCAACAATCACACAAAGACGTTATGGCTCTTATTCAAAGAGCATCAAAAGATTTAGGTAGACAAAAAGACGGTAATTGGAAACGTCAACAGTTTGATACTTACCTTATGGCTAAAAATAAAACTGAACGCAATGAGTGGGTTAAAAATTTTGATAAACAATTTACTGAACAAGCAGTTATTAAAATATTAGGTATTGATCCTACTGATACTAAAAAAATTAATGCTGCCCGTATATTTGCTGAATATCTTGAAGCACAACATACTAAAGCTAAAGCTGGTGCTTTAGCACGTTTTATTAAAAATAAATATGTCACAATAGATAATGAAGGTTTGCCAACTATTGCTCCGCAACTTGCTAAAGCATTAGAAAAAACTAATTTATCTAAAGCAGATTTAGAAGGTACAGCTTTACTGGAATCTCAAATAGCAGACGTTGTTCCTATGATGGATACACGTATGATGAGAAGAATTATTGAAGAGAATAAAGAAACCATAAAACTTATTGTTGACAGCGATATTGAACAATATGCTTCTGGTAATAAACTTGAATCTGTTTTAAAAGAATTTTCTCAACTTAAAGTTGCTAAAGGTGTTCCTGCTAGAACAAATGAAACACTTGATGTTATTGAAAACACTATGGATAAAATTTATTCATTTTGGAAACCTATAACTCTTTTACGTCTTGGTTATACTCAAAGAAACATTTTTGAAGGTGCAGCACGTGTTGTAGCTCTTTCAACTATGCTTCCCTACCTTTATGGTTCTAATACTTTTTCTTTCTTAAAAGACACAGCTTCTTCTTCCGCTAGAGGTGTTGCTTTAGGTCCTAAAAACTATGTTAAAGGACGTATTGCTAAAAATTATGGTAAACAATATCAAAGATTAACTCCTGAATCTACCGTTGCTATTAGAAAAATTGAAGGCCAAATTAATTTAGGTATGAACACTGTTGCTCGTTTAGAACGTGACGCTCGCCAATTAAGTAAACTTCTTAACACTCAAGCACGTGCTAAAGTTCGTGATCTTAGAACTATTATTAAAAGTCGTCTTGAACCTTCTAATAAAGATTTAGATGAGTTTGAACAAGCATTATTTGATTTTGCTAATAGTAATCCTGGTGCTAAAGATTATATTAGTATTGGTGAAATCCTTTCTCAACGTGTTTTAAATGCTCGTAATCAACAATCTGTTTTAAACACTTTTGATGGTATTGTTGAAGATGTTTCAAAGTTTTCTAATAGCATTGAACAATTTATACAACTTCGTGGTCAAGGCGTTACCTCTGCACAAGTTTCTTCTGAAATTCGTTCTTTAACTGCAAAACTTAATAAAGTTAAAGCGAGTTTAAAAGAAAAGAATCTTCCAGATAATACCGAAGTTCGTGATTTACAAAAACTTATTAGTAAAGTTAAAAGAGATAAAGATCTTCTTAACCCTAATTTAATGTCTAATGTTTTTGTTAAATCAGGTGTTAAACTTTCTGCTGTTGAACTTGAGGCTTTAAAAAAAATGGGCCAAGTTTATAAAGAACTTTCACAGTCTTGGGTTGCTATTAGAGATTCTCAAAAAGCACGTTTAAGTATTATAGATAAAATGGCTGCTGTTTCAAATAAAGCAACTTTTGAAAAAGAATACTCAGCTAGACCATTTATGGTTGAAGGTCAAATGGTTCCTTCAGCAGCAGATGGTGTTCTTGGTGATGTTATGTACAAAATGGAAGCATCTGGTGCTCAAACAGCACGAAACTATTTTAACTCTGATAGTATTCAAAATTCTTATATGGCTTCTACTATGCGTACAGCATCTTGGCAAAAGATTGATCCTTCAGATTTAGAATGGTATGACTCAATGGTTTATTATACCAATGAGCAAATACGTAAAGATTCTGTTGCTTTAAAAATCTTATCAGGTAAAAATGATGCTGAAATTTTAAATTGGTTTAAAACACGTGATGGTAAAAGATATTTAACTGTTAATAAAAATGCTGTTCAGTCTTTTGGTGGTGGAAGTTCTAACCAATTTTTAAATTGGATTCGTGCAACTGTTGAAAAAACTGTTCCACAGTTTAGTGATGATGGTATAAATCTTCGCACTAAACTTGCTAATGGTGAGTTTACTAAAGAAGATATTATGAAGTTTCCTGAAAAACTTCGTTCTTCTGTTCCAGGTATTGAACTTGTTCCAGGTCAACATACTTTACATCAAAGATGGAATGAAACTGTTAACTGGTTGTTTAAGTATTTAGGTTCTTTACCTGAAGATACATTATTGCGTCATCCTTTTTATGAAGCTGTTTATAAAATGGAAATGCGCCGTCTTGCTAAACTTTGGACTTCTGATGGTAGAGAGTTTGGTCCTAATGATTATGCAATGTTTGGTAATCAAGCACACGCTAGGGCTTTAAAAACTCTTAATGAATCTTTGTTTACTATTCAACGTTATAGTAATCCTGCACAATTTTTAAAATTTACTTCACCATTTTATTCTGCTGGACAAAACTCTTCAAGGTTTTGGTTAGGTCGTGCTTTTGAAAATCCTGCAATTCCAGCTATTGGTTTGCAAATTTGGAATGCACCTAATAAAGCATTTGAGGTTTATGATGCTAATGATAATCTTCGTAAAGTTGATTCATCTTATCCTTTTAGAGGTGCTAATGAACAAGTTTGGATTACTGTTCCAAGAAAAGTTGCTAAGTCTTTAGGTGTTGGTGATAATAATATTTGGAAGATTTCAAAGAACTCTGTGTTGAGTATTATTCTTAATGCTGATAATCCTTTTCTTCCAAGTATGGCTTGGCCTGTAACTTTTCCTGCATCTGTTTTGTTTAAAAAACTTGCTGGTTCTGCTTTTGATCCTGATAAACTTTTACAATCAGTAGGTTTTCCTGGTAAAATGATTCGTGCTACTTTAACAGGTGGGCAAATTTCTTCTAAAGGTTTAGTAGAATCTGTTTTGCCTCAAAACCCTATTGAAGTTCGTTTTAAACGTTTAATACAAACAATTAATGGTAATCCAGATCAAAGTACTTCTAATCGTATTGCTGCTTTAAATAAAAAGAAGCAAGCAGAACTTGCTTTTGAGGGCAGGCCTATGACATCTGTTGTTTTGGCAGAATTAGCTAAAGAATCAACAGAAGAAGTTATTAACAGTCTTGTTATTGAAACATTTCTTGCTGGTGCTTTTCCTGCTGCTACTTCCATTGGTACTGATTGGGAGTTAATGCAAAGTGAATATAATCGTTATGTTAAAGCAGACCCAGTTTTAGGTTCAACAAATTTTGCTAAAGATTACGGTAATGTTATTTCTTCTATTGCTAGTGGTTCTTTAAGCCGTAACGTTTATGGTATTAAATCAAATAATGCAACTTTAGGTAATGTTAAAAAATGGGGTTCTTTTATTGAAAAGGTTGAAGGTTTTACTAATAATGATGAAAGTCTTATTGGTTCATTAGTTAATACTGATCCTTCAAATTTTTCTTCTGTAGCTTATCAAGCACTTGGTGATATTAAGATTCTTGGTAAACCTTTACGTACTAAAGCGACTCCTTCTGAGCAGATTAAAAAAGATGATATTAATCTTGGTTGGTCTTATTATATTCCTTTTGCTCAAAAAGTTGATGATTTGGCTCGTTTAGGTAAATTGAACTCTGACCAAGTTTCTTTTGCTAAGAGAGAATTTAGTAAAGTTATTGCTTCACAGCATCCGTTTTGGGCTAATGAAAAACAAAACTTTGATGCTGAAGGTGACCAAGCAGCAGTTAACTTTGTTTATGCTGTGTTACAAAATAAAGATTTTGTTAAAGATGCTAAAAGTGGTAATGATTATCGTTCTGAATTGTGGACTGCTTTGTCTGAACAATGGGCACCTTTTAGGTTAGGCATTGTTGATGTTTTGCAACAAAGAAAAGCAGCAGGTGGTAGTGCTGATATTAATGCTAAATCTAATGTTCAAATTAGAGAATCTGTTGACCAGTTCTATCAATTATTGATAGACCAGTATCCTGCTTTTGGTGAATTTTATCAACGTCATTTATATAATGACAAATTTATACCTGTGACTGCTAATTTAACTGGAGTTAATCAATGAGTTATGTACTAGATCCTAATGATGGAATGTATTATTGGGATGAAGATGGTGTAGGAAATATTAACAATATTCCTAAAGAAGCTATTGGTAAAATTAAAGCTAGCCCTAAACCTTCAGTTGATATAAATAAAGCTGCTGAAAAGATTTTTCAAGATATTGCATCAGGAGCAGGTGCTATTCCTTCTGCTTCAGATTTTGATGTTTACTGGAATACTGGTGAATCAGAATATCAAGGTAGCCAATTTGTTTCAGGTGAAACTGCTAGATCATTTTCTTCTATTGAACAAGAGTTTAAAAACCTTAGCATTAAAGACCCAGAGTATTTAAGATGGGTTGATGCTTTAAGAAAAACAGAATTTGGTTCAGCTTTTCCTAAAAAGAAAACACCAACAAAAGGTCAAGTTCTTTCCGCTTTAAGAAAAGCAGGACAAGAAGCATCTATTACAGGTACTTCTTTGCAAGATTTAGTTTACAATAATGCTGAATACAAATCAACAACTGGTGGAACTTCTGCTGAAGCCAGGGCTAATAGTATTGCCACGATTAAAGCAAGAGCTTTAAATATTGGTGCTGAACTCACAGATTCTCAAGCAGCAAAACTTGCAGTGGATTATGCACAAGGTGGTATGAGTATTGAAGTCCTTGATGCTAATATTGCTAAAGTTGGCAAGATTGATATTAATAAAGGTCAGTTAGCCACAGATAAAGCTGAACTTAAAGCTTGGGCTTTAGACAATAATGTTAATTATTCTGAGGCTTGGTTTGATGCTACTGTTGCAAATATTGCTAAAGGTGTTCTTACTAAAGATACTGCTAAAGCTGAAATAACTAATCAAGCTAAAATAAATAATCCTGCGGAATATTTTGTTAAAGGTCTTGATTCTGGTCGTAGTATAAGACAACTTGCTTCCCCTGCTTTATCATATTTGTCTAGGGTTCGTGGTGTTGATGAAAGCCTTATCCCTTTAGATGATCCTCTTATGAAACGTTACACAAATGCTCGCGATGATAAAGGTAATCCTACTTATTTACCTAATTGGCAGTTTGAAACAATTGTTAAAACTGAAGATCCTGCTTACCCAACATCTGCTTTAGCGCAAAATGATTTTGTTCCTTTGCTTAATTCTATAGGACAATTTTTTGGAAAATCCATAGGCAGGGGTAATATAAGTGGCTAGTTATAGAGAATATTTAATAGATCAAAAAACTGATTGGCAAGCGGTTCAAAACGAAATTGCTAGAACACTTCCACAAGTTCAAAATGTTGTTAACCCTAATGTTAAAGTCCCAACTCTTGCACAACTTTCAGGTAATGCTGCAGCTGGTGCAGGAACTTATGGTGGCACAGCAGGTATGACCGTTGCACAACAAGCAGGTCAAAACCCTAATCTTATTAATTGGCGTGACTATTTTATAACAGTTTTACGTGGTTGGGGTCTTGAATCCCTTGCACCTAAAGTTATAGATTTTGTTAACCAAGGCTTTATTGGTGACACCATTCTTCTTAAACTTCAAGAAACCCCTGAATACAAAACACGTTTTTCTGGTAACGAAGCACGCATTAAAGCAGGTCTTGCTCCTCTTGATCCACAAACTTATCTTGGTTTAGAAAACTCTTATCGTTCTATTTTACGTAATGCTGGAGTGCCAGAAGGTTTTTATGATAACCCTGATGATTTTTCTAACTTTATTGCTAATGATGTTGCACCAAATGAATTAAAACAACGTACAGATATTGCTGAACTTTCATTGAATGACGCTGATCCATATTTTACAAATTCTTTACAAAGTATGTATGGTATTAGCAAAGGCGATATGATTGCTTATGTTCTTGATCCTAAACGTGCATTGCCATTTATTAACAAACGTGTTCAAGCTGCACAAATTGGTGCTGAGGCTTCACGTCAAGGTATCAATCTTGGTGTTCAACCTCTTGAAACTCTTGCAGGTCTTGGTGTTACACAACAACAAGCACAACAAGGTTTTGAACAAGTTTCACAAATTCTTCCTGAAGCTCAAAGGCTTTCTCAAATATCTTCAATGACTAAAACTCCTTTTAGCGCAGAAGAAGTAACTACTGCTGTTCTTGGTGGTGAAGGTTCTGCTGCTTATAAAAAGAGTTTACAAGATTTAAGTAAAGAAGAACAAGCTAGATTTGCTGGCCAAGCAGGCGTAGGTAGAGGATCTCTATCACGCGGCACTGCAGGCCAGTTCTAAAACCTACTAAGCGCACCGGCACTTAGAAGCGTAACCGAAGCCCGGCAGTATGAGCCATCACAGATTCCCCTGTTTGTGTATGTGGCATACGACAACTTAATGAAAGGGAGTGGCTGCAATGGCCAACCAATACGAATACGAAGACGAAACAGAAGAGCAAGATAATGGCCCCGCAGAATTGCGTAAGGCTTTAAAGAAAGCACAAAAAGAACGTGAAGCTATTGAAGCTGAACTTTCTCAACTGCGTTCTGATATGCGTTCTCGTTCCGTCAAAGATGTATTGGCCTCAAAAGGTGTATCAGATAAACTAGCGAAACTTATTCCTAGTGATGTGAACACACCTGAACAGATTGATGCTTGGTTAAACGAATACAGTGATGTATTCGGTATTAAACAAGATGAGCCTGTTCAACCTGCCGTTGATGAAGAAACAATCAACGCTAATCAACGAATCAATAATGTTACTTCAACAGCACAGAACCCTTCAGGTGAGCAAACGCAACACCAAAAGGTTATGGCTGCGAAAACAAAAGAGGAACTTGATCAGCTGTTGTTTGGTCAATCTCTCGGTAGATAACCGCAACTACTATCAACCTTGAAAGAAGGTGAACTAAATTGCCTACAGAAAATTATACTAGTACTAGCACCGCGTCCCTCGGAACTTCCTTGGTACAGACTGCTTATGACCGCTATGTAGAATTTGCTCTGCGTGCTATGCCACTTATCCGCGATGTTGCTGATAAGCGTCCTGCACAACAGGCTATGCCAGGTTCATCTGTCGTATTCCAGTTATACACTGATTTATCGGCAGTAACCGGCACTTTAACTGAAACTGTAGATCCAGATTCAGTAGCATTAGGTAATACAAGCAACGTAACTGTAACTCTTAACGAATACGGTAACGCTGCAATCGCAACACGCAAGTTAGAACTGTTCTCATTGTCTGATGTTGATCCAGCAATCGCTGACATCATCGCATTCAATATGGCAGATTCTATTGACAACTTTGCACAAACAGTGCTACGTCAAGGCTCAAACGTAATTTACTCAGGTGGTGGAACAACAACTACTGGTGTAACCGGTGGTTCTGTAATCACTTCAGCAAATATCCGTAGAGCTATTGCTAAATTGCGTGCAAACAAAGCTGTTCCACGTGTTGGTGAATTGTACTGGGTTGGTATACATCCAGAAGTTTCACACGACTTACGTGCAGAAACAGGCGCAGGCGGATGGCGCGAAGCACACGTTTACAACGAATCAGGTGCTGGCAATCTATGGCCAGGATCAATCGGTGTATACGAAGGTGCAATGTTCGTAGAATCACCACGTTTGTACAATGCAACAGATGGTTCTTCTGGAACTACACGTGTATTCCGTACACTTATCTGTGGTAAACAAGCACTTGCTGAAGCAGTTGCTGAAGAACCACACGTAGTTATCGGACCTGTAACCGATAAGTTAATGCGTTTCCGTCCAATCGGATGGTACGGCGTTCTTGGATTTGCTCGCTACCGCGAAGCATCCTTGTTCCGCATTGAGTCAACCTCAAGCATCAACAACGCCTAGTTTTAGGCAAAATTGTAGCCCCCATTGGAAACGGTGGGGGTTACACCTTTAAGGAGAACAATGGCATATTATTTTTTACCACCTACTGTTGAAGAAGGCCCTGCCGGTGGTGGCGCATTGTTTTATCGTTATAAGTTGACTAGGGCTAATAGTGTTTTACAGAGGACTGACGGGTCCTATTATAGTGTTCGTACACCAAGCGTTGAGGAAACACAATCCGCTTTGTATTACTATCCAGGTGGACACCAGAATTTGATTTCAGATGCAGAACGCACAAGTTTAATTGCAGCCGGTTACGGCCCAAATATTATAGAGGAATAGATGACACCAGGTAGATACAATATGAAAGTTTATCAAGGCTCAACTTTTAGCCTT